ACCTACAGAATCAATGGCCTTGACTTTCATAGGTAAATTTCGATTGAAAGAAGTATATCCTTTGGGTTTGTTGCGCTTATATCGGCCACTAACAAAATCAAAAGAAATCAATGTTTTGTTCTTGAAATATTTTTCCAAGATTTGCGCTGTTAGAGCTACTTCTCCTATTTCGGGCATTTCGATATATAATATATACTATTATGTGCGAACTTAAATTATTTATGTTATTTTTGAACATCCGGGACCCAATAAGTGGTCCGTTTTTTGTTCTCAGGTCCAATAATTTTATCGGCTTTTACAAGATTGCCTTTGGGATCAAATTTTTGTCTGTAGACCAAAAATTTAAATGTTTTCTCCTTCAACTTGATATCCTGATGATAATTAATGCGAGGTATTTTATTGGCTTCGTTCTCCAAATTGAGCATATATCCGGTATGATTATCTATGTAAGATAATTTAACGACATATTTAATCCAATATGTTAAATTGTCAATATCTTCGTCAGATAATTGACTGCCTAGTCTATGAGGTGATATTTTGGCACGATATAAAACTTCGGCTACCAAATAATTACCCAAGCCACTACCAACTTTCTTTTGATCCATCAAAATTTTGACAACAGGTGTATTATATTTTTTGATACGTTGTAAATCAAAATAATCGTCTTTCAAAAAATCAGGGCTCAAGGTTTTTAACTTGGCTTGTAAATCAACAGCATTGTCACTAAATTTGAAGGTACCAAAGTTTCGCATGTCGGAGAAATAAGCCACTTTGTCTCCTTTAAATGTTAAAACAGCCCGCAAATGTTTGGGTTCGGTTAGCGACCATAAACCGGTAAGTCCCAAGGTATTCCAAATATACCATTTCGTTTGGGTTTTGGAGTTGACTAGTTCGAACCACAAAAATTTTCCCCTGGAGTCAATTCTTGTGACTTTCATGGGCAAATTTTTGTTGAAAGTGGTATATCCAACAGGACTAGTTTTGGTATATCTACCACTAACAAAATTAAATGAAATAAGTGTTTTGTTCTTGAAATGTTTTTCAAGGATTTGTGCTGTCAAAGCCACTTCAGCTATTTCTGGCATTAAGTTAATAGTATGATAATATCATATCTTAATTAATTATTTATATGGTCCAATTTTTGTTCCAATAGGATAATTTTATTTTGCAGAGAGTCAATTTGGGTATGAAGACGCTGGATTTCATTTAAAAGTATGGGAATAAATTGTTCATATTTCACTGTGTATGGTTGTGGTTCTTGTAACCCTTGTGATTCATTTTCTGTCGGTTCTTTTTTCATGACAACACATTCTGGAAACAATGAATGAACTTCTTCGGCAACCAAACCATATTGTGGTATTTTTTTGTCATCAGATACATACGTGAATGTGACCGGATTGAGTTTCAAGACTTTTTCGTGTGTATCTCCTGGAATGGGTTTAATGTTTGTTTTGAAACGACGACTTGACGGTATGGTTCCCAAATTACCGTTACTATCAATTTGCACAATGGTTGTAGTACCAACATCAGTTGTTACCGTTCCAAAAACATTACTGATATAAGTGCGATTGTTTCCGGAAACCCCATTTAAATTAGAGCCAATGATGATATTGTTAGAATCTCCACCTGTTATGGCAATACCAGATAATTGTCCTATGATTATATTATTGTTGCCTGTATTTATGTTGGGTCCTGCGGTATTTCCAATAACAACGTTGTTATTTCCGCTGGTTATATTAGATGCAGCTGTTGTTCCAACCACTGTATTACCGGAACCAGTTAACAAATCATTCAAAACACTATTTCCAATACCCACATTATTATTACCTGAGGCGTTCGTACGGCCAGCCAATGCACCCACCATGGTATTGCCTGCGCCAGTATTTTCTGACAAAGCCAAACAACCGATTGCAGTATTATTGGATCCTATAATATTATCTCTCAAAGTATTGTGTCCGACACCCGTATTGAACATTCCATTCAAATTGGAAGTTAAACTTTCCGTACCAACTGCCACATTGAAATTACCTTGATTGTTTAACAAAGCCGAACGACCAATACCCACTGTATTATTCATGTTATTGTTTGCCAAAGCAAAAGCTCCCAATGCTGTACAAAAAATGGCATCGGTGCTATTACGCATGGCATTATATCCAATGGCAGTGTTAAAAGAACCAGTATTGAGAGTAAACAGGGCCTCCACACCATAACCCGTATTATTGCTACCAGTTGTCAATGAGTCACCAGCATTTTGTCCCAATATGGTATTTTGTGATGTGACAATGCCAATATAATCCAACCCAGTTGTGGTTACCGGATTAGATCGTAGAAGAGATCCAGTTGGTCCCAGGGGAAGTCTGGTATCCATGTCGGAATAAACATAAATGTCTCCCTTGGTGGTCAAGGGAGATGTACCTTGGTCACCTTTGTCTCCTTTTTCACCCTGTTCTCCTTTTTCACCCTGATCACCTTTTTCACCCTGATCACCTTTTTCACCAACATCTCCTTTTTCACCCTGATCCCCTTTCTCACCTTGATCTCCTTTATCACCAACATCACCTTTCTCACCAACATCACCTTTTTCGCCTTGATCACCTTTGTCACCTTGATTCCCTTTATCACCAACATCACCTTTCTCACCAACATCACCTTTTTCGCCTGTATTTCCTTTCTCACCTATATCTCCTTTCTGACCAACATCACCTTTCTCCCCTGATTCGCCTTTCTGTCCGATATCACCTTTTTGGCCGATCTCACCTTTCTCCCCTGATTCGCCTTTCTGTCCGATATCACCTTTTTGGCCAATGTCACCTTGGTCTCCTTTCTGACCAATCTCACCTTTTTCTCCCTTTAAACCAGTTTCTCCTTTATCTCCTTTATCGCCTTTGTTACCTTTTTCACCCGATTCTCCTTTTTGACCCTGAATGTTGTCCACCAAAAACCAAAATCCTCCAATTTTTTGATAAACATCTCCATTGTCCGTGTCTATGTAAATATCTCCATTTTCTCCCAGAGTGGATTCCGGAGCATTTTGTCCAAACAAAATTTGACTACCAACTTGACCTTTGTCTCCTTTTTCTCCTTTGTCACCCTTTTCTCCCTTTTGACCAAAATTTCCTTTTTCACCGACGGATCCTTTGTCACCTTTCTCACCAATATCTCCTTTTTGCCCTGTTTCTCCAATATTGCCCTTGGAACCAACTTCTCCTTTATCTCCTTTATCTCCTTTATCACCTTTGGGACCGTTGGCATCTCCTTTATCACCTTTATCTCCTTTGTCACCCTTGATGTTTGTTTTTAGAATCCACATACTGTTTTGTTGAATTTGGATTGATTCCGCGCTAATTTCTGCCCGGCCGAACAAAGCCACTTTTTCATAAAGGTTATCTGTTAGGGTATCAAGATAAATGTCTCCAACTTCCCCCAACTCATTATCGGGAGGACATTCGCCAAACAAAATAGTTGCTCCCTGGTCACCTTTATTACCCATATTACCTTTATTACCCATGTCACCCTTATCACCCTTATCACCTTTGCTACCTTTATTACCTATATCACCTTTGTCACTCTTGTCTCCTTTATTTCCCTTTGGGCCAATATTTCCTTTATCTCCTTTTTCTCCTTTGTCGCCAGGTAACCCCGGAATTCCTGGAACTCCAGGGATGCCAGGTAAACCCGGTGTGCCCGGAATTCCTTGTGAACCTTGTTCGCCGGGTTCTCCTTTTTGGCCAGGTGGTCCCAGAAAATTATTTTCATGTCTCACATTTTTTAAGTAATTAATTACTTTTTCGAATTGGTCCATTTTCAAACATAAGTCATTTATTTTTTTATCAGTGTGTAACCTGCTATACATTTTATATAATATTTAACGATATTTTATATATCATTATTTTATTCGAAATATAAAGCCATTTGATTTTCCTTTTTGATAAATCCTAATTTTTGATAAAAATTGACCACATCATCTGCGCAATCCAAAATTATTTTGTAACAATTATGATTTTTAGCAATTTGAACAGCGTGATTAATGAGTAGGCGTCCAATGCCATGTCCCCGATAATTATTACTGACAACTACATCTTCGATATGTGCTACTCTTGATAAATTGTGAATAAATTTTGGTTCTATGAAAACGGTAGTTGTGCCAATGATTTGATCATGATCTTTGACAATAATGATTTTATGATAAGGATTAGATTTAATAATAGCCAACTGTTGATTGAAAGATTGATGATCAATTTCTTCCAAATTAATTTTAGTTAGTTGCTTGAGTAGTTTACAATATTGTTTATAGTCATCGGTCTCCTCCAGTTCTTTGATAATGTATTCCATATATTATTTATATCACAAAAAAATTACCCCTGATTAATATCGTAACTATCTTTAATAGCAAATCATAAAATGAATAATATAATTAAGTCGCTCAAACATAAAAATTGGCCGCAAATATATCAACAGGTCACGCGTAATCAAATAGAATGGGACTACTTGATAGACCAAATTAATACCACATTGCATTTTCTGGCTTATCATAATAAACTTGACATTTTGCGTGTGATTAATCCAAAAATCTTGAACCAAATTATTGACATGCCCAATTTAGAAGGAGATACCATTGCTCATATTGCCGGCAAAATGAATTATTTCTCGATTTTAATGTGGGCCATTAGTATTCAACCGGAATTAATTTATCGGCGAAATAATCTCAAAACCACACCACTTTATTATGTGTTGAATGATCCGAACACAATTGAGAAAATCGCGGAAAAAATTCAGCTGGTCGATCATTATGTCAATAGCGAATATAGTTTGGTGGATTATTATGTCATTACCAAAAACTTGACCATGCTATCCAAATTATTATCCATTATTCGGTCCAACAAAATAACAGAACAAGCCATGTTTACCGCGATGGGATCTTTGGATAATGCCACTGATAAGCAATCTATCCTAAAAATTTTTTGGGACAATGGTTTCAGTATTAATACATTAAATGAAAATTATTTGTCTCTGTTGAACATTGCAATAACACAACAAGATTATGTCATGACCAAATTTTTATTAGAACATGATATTAATGTTAATTATGCTGGTCCTGAGAATAATCATCATTCGCTAACTATTGCCATCAAAAATAATGACATATCTATCATTCGTTTACTCATACGATATCAAATTAAGGTTGACATTCCTGACAAAAATTTACAAACGGCAGTTCATCACTTGTTCAGTGAAAAACGTGACATTCCACTTTCCCTCAAACAAAAAATTTTATCTATGGCTCCCAACATTAATGCCACGGACAATCGCATGAATAGTGTACTTCATTTGTTATTGCAACACGATGATTGGACCAAGTACCAAGACATCTTGGCCAAATCCAAACTCAAAATATATTTGCGGAACAAAGATGGTCTTGCTCCAATTGATCAGGTGACAAACCAAACAGAATTTTTTAATTTGGTTTATCAATCATATATCAACCAATTGAATCCGAATACAAAATGGGTCGATAATCTGGACAATAGTATTGCCCAAACATTAGATCATCGCGAATTCTATTCGAAAATTATGACCAAAATTAAAAACGGTCAGTCATATCCTGTTAGAAAAAAACCCGGACCTATGCTGACCATTATAAATCCACCGGACACTAACATCACGCATTTTACTTCGTACACTTACAATTACATATTGTATTTGTACTATGTGCTCCAAAAATATCCTACTGTTAAGATTCCTGTTCTGTCACCACAATATTCCAAAAATAAATTAAATGACTTTTATCGGACATTGACGTCAAACTACAGGTCCAAGAATCGCTATCACAAAATAATTCGATCCGTCATCAGAGATTATGTTAATCATTGTCTCTCTTTGGTTAATCACATTATTATTTGGGTAAATACTGACTTGTATTTTATGTCGCCCTTTTTGGTTGAATCTATTAAAGAAACACGTGACAAATATACTAATGTCAGATTCATTTTATTGAAAGTGACCATTTTAACCGAAAATTACTCCAACCATGCCAATATATTGATTTTTGACTTGGAATATCATCATCTGGAAAGATTTGATCCTTATGGTCAGGTACCATACGATTATAACCAGAGCTTGGATGATTTTTTGGAAAAATTTTGGACCAAAAATTTTCCTGGCACCACATATTACTCTCCCAACAAAATGTCAAGTGGTATTTCGGTACAAGTTTTATCTGATGAGAAAAACAAATTAAATTACATTGAGAGTGATCCAAAAGGATTTTGTGTTGCGTGGTGTGTTTGGTATGTGGAATTGCGACTCAAAAATACGGAAATCAAACCTAAATCTCTCATCAAACGTACGATTCTACAAATTAACCAACGTGAGGATAAATTCAAAGACTATATTAGAAAATACTCCAACTACTTGGACCAACAAAAGAACCAAATCATGAAACAAATAAATTTTCCCAAAAAATATTGGTACGCGCGTAATATACCATGGCATACGTATCGATCGTATTTGAGATCTATCAGAAAAATTTATGCAGATTTATGAAGTGTCATTTTCATATTGTGATATCTTTTTAATATATAATGCAATTATTTTTTATCCATAACGACACTAGTAAAATATCCCTACTTAATATTTTTGTTTTTGAAGTTCTTTCTTATGTTTTTCTATAAATTATTATAGACG